GGCGTTTCGTCCTCGTCAATCGTGATTATGTACCTTACCTTTGGCTGCTTTGTGATAGCTGATTGAAAGCTTACTACTTTGGTCATGTCTTTTACCCCCTATATCAATTTATGTGGTTGGGTCGTCCTCTTCGGGTATGTTTGCCTGCTCCTGGTTGGTATCCACCCGCGCCGCGTGGAGGCGGCAGGCTCTGCGGGCATGGCACCTGGCGGTGCCATTTGTGGTTGGGTTGTCTGTTGATCCGGTTTTCTTTTTCCTGCTGGCTTCCGGTACTGACTTTAAGTTAGTTATAAATTGAACTATGGGAGCGGATCTGGTACAATGTTAGTACAAGACCGCTCCGGTTGGTCTGTGTGAAGCTCTTTACATCAAAGCTTTTAGTCGGGTGCTGATGTAAGGGGCTTTTCTTATGCCACTGTGAAGCGGCGGGATTCCGTTTCCTTCAAGTATTGCTTATATAGTTCTGCATGTGTCGCCTTAAATGCTGCTGTATCAAAGCGGCTGCTTTTTACAGCCTTCCAACGGATCTTGAAAACATCAACAACCATTTCATCAACTCCTCTGGCGCTCATCTCAGCTTTAATCGCATCCTGAATACTATTTATCTCCGCCTGAAGCTCTTCCGCCATTGCCTGAAGTTCTTTAAGTTCTCTAACTTTGCTTACTAATTCGATTGTACTCATGTGATCACTCCCTTTAATTATTTCTGTTTATAATATAAACGATATTGTTTATAGTGTCAATGACTAATTTAACGATTCTCAATAAAATAGAAATATTATCGTTGATTTATTAAATAAATTCGTTTATAATGAGAATATTGAAAGGAGTGGTTGTATGTCAGTGTCTGAACAGCTGAAAATTCTATGTGTAAAGCTTGGAATAAGTGTCTCCGAACTTGGAAGGATATCCGGGAAAAGTCCACAAGCTTTCAGCCAGAAGATGAAGCGGGAAAGTTTCACTGTAGACGAATTAAAGAAAATTGCCGAAGCAGCCGGATGTAAATACGAGGGCTCTTTTATACTGCCATCTGGCGAGAAGGTAACATACTAAAAAAAAGGAGGTTGCCAAAATGTCCAATAATGAGATATACAAGTGCATAGCCTGTGGCAAACACTTCTCCGTGACTATATCAAATGCAGGATATCCCGGCGGGAAAGAACGAGAAAGCATAAATTGTCCCTGGTGTGGTGCTGAAAACGGCAGCGAGGTAACAAGCGGCATTATTACCACCCAGAAAGTAATTTCGGAGGACGGTGATAATCAATGACTTTATATGAAAAAATCGACCGCTACAAACTGGCCATTGATGAAAAGCGTCCTTTTGAAGGTCATTTGCTTCATGAAATTAAAAACTACTACCGGATAGGCCTTACATGGTCCAGCAATGCCCTTGAAGGGAACACCCTCACTCTAAGTGAAACAAAGATCCTCCTGGAAGACGGACTGACTGTCGGAGGGAAGCCTCTTCGAGATACCTTCGAAGCTCTGGGGCATGCAAAGGCTTATGACTTCATGTTTACATTGCTTAATAGTTACCAAATAACCGAGGAAGACGCCCTTACAATGCACCGGATGTTCTATACAGGTATTGATGCCGAGGAAGCGGGAAAATACCGCAGTCGCCCAGTCTTTATAACCGGCTCAAAATATGAAGTATGTCCAGTAGAACGGATAGAAGAGGAAATGAAAAAGCTGTTCCATTGGGCATGCTCCGAGCGTGATAAATACCATCCGGTTCAATTTGCCGCCCAGCTTCATAAGCGGTTTGTATTTATTCATCCTTTCATAGATGGAAACGGGAGAGTTGCTCGGTTGCTGATGAATACGGCGCTTATTCAAGACGGTTATATGCTGGCCATAATTCCGCCGGTCTTGCGACATGAGTATATTAGCTTACTGGAGCGTGCTCATGAAGATGATCAACCTTTTATGGACTTTATTGCCGAACGCGTTCTTGAGTCTGAAAAGGAAATTATGAGATTATTGAATATCCCTTTTCCTCATCTATCCTAAAATAAAATAAAAGCGGTATCTGTCCATTAAGATTCCGCTCAAAATATACCCAGTGGTAATATTTAAGCCATTCCGCTTTTATATGAAAAAGAGAGCCTCTACCGGGATAAAGTCCTGGAGGCTCTCTTTGTGTTTCTGGTGTAGCTTTGATGTCATAGTTCTATTGTATGGCATGGAAGGGCCATGGCCGTCAATATTCACTTCTTTATCCTCTTGGCAAAGGTCTCCCCAGTCATTTTTCCAGTATCGGTTAAAGGCTGCTATGACTTCTTGGGCAAATGCAGGGTTTTTCTTCATTTCATCAGCTACACCTTTTGTTGCGAGTATCGTTCCATATTCCATGGGTTTCTCACCTTGCTTTAGTTTGAGCTCATATTAATGCAATTAACTCCCACTGTTAAGGCATACCAGGTGGGTAACATTCAGGACCAGCTCCAAACACGTTGGCGTATTTAATAACGTTCAGCGGATGAGGAGGTGGTTATCCTGATCATTGCTATTAATTACACCGTGGAATATGACGAGGCCCGCAAGGTTTATAAGATCCGGAATAAAGACGCTCCATTTTGCCCTGACTGCGGCCAGCTGCTCTCCGGATATGATACAAGAGCTCGCCATGTCGTTGATAGTTCCGGCCAGATCTGCTGGTACCGATTGCGCCGGTTAAAGTGTCCAGGCTGCGGGAAACTGCATCTTGAGCTTCCGGATTTTATGGCTCCTAAAAAGCATTATGAAGCCAGACTTATAGAAGATGTTATGGCTGGCCGTTCAGATTCATGCCCGGCAGATGATTCGACGATCCGGAGATGGAAAAAAGAAAAACACCCACCCAGTTTGCCTTAATCATCTGGAGCTTCTGTAGTATTTTTGTAGACAAGCCAGATGAAAGGAGTGATAAACCATTGAGAACAGAAATTTTAAAAAAATAACTATGTCATGCGGTATAGCCTTAGCTTTGTTTGTGGCCGCAGCAATCGGTTACAATTCTAATGATGTGCTCAAGTCCAAACCTGATGACTCTGTGCAGACACTCTCCGATGTCGACATATCATCAAATAACAGCAGTGCCTCTGGAATGATAGCAATTCCGGGATACGATCACTTAGTTATGAAGGCAGGTCAAAAGGTTCAAAAGGTCGAACTCGGTAACCCAAAACAAAACAATTGTTATATGAGAATTGCAATTATGCTCCCAGATGGGACACAGCTTTATGAGTCTGGTTTACTTGAGCCCGGGCAGGTCCTTACCTCTATTGAAATCTCTCAGGAGCTAAAGCCCGGAATATACGAAGGTGCCATCTTGAGTTATTCATGCTATGGCATGGAGGAAATCAAAGAACTGAACGGCGCGAAAACTATTTTTAAATTGGAGGTTGAGCCATGATAAAAAGAATATTCACTATTCTGCTTGCAACTATAATGATCTGCAGTATATCACCGATGAATGCCTTTGCAAACCAGACATCCGGAAGTATAGCGGTATCGTACACTTATTCACCCGAGTACTCTATTAATATACCCGCCTCTATATCCATCAACGATGGTGACAAATTCATATTTTCAGCCAATACAATGGATATTGGCAGTAATAAAAATGTCAGAATAACTATCGATGGTGCAGCTACATATGAAAACGGCGGCAATTTTTATTTATACAAAGACAAAGGAACCGAAAACGAGCAAAGAATATCTTGCAGAATTCTGCGTGGACTGCCTTCCAGTAGCTCTTTTGAGGATATCACTGGATTAAGTGAACTCGTTGCAACATTTACTGATGGTAACACAAGTACGAAGGCATATGGAGCTCTAAAATTCAAGCCTCAAATTACCAGTTCTACACCGTATGGCACCTACACAGGTACGGTTTATTTCAAGATTGAGCTCATCGATGTATAAAAATACCTTTTTATCATTCACTTTAAAGCCCTGAAAAACAGGGCCTTTTTTATTGCTCTTCAACTACCATGAATAATCGAAAGCATTTTAGGTGCGTATTTCCCCTTTATTTTGAATTTTAACGCCAACATGGGTATTTACCTTACCTGCTTTAAATTCGCTCCGTACAAGTCAAATCTGGCCTTTTCTCGCCTGCATTTTTGATATGGACATGTCCGTCCAAACAAAAAAGCAAAAGAGCGGATTTTATTCCGCCCTTCTGCTTTTAAGGCTAACCTAATACGGTTCTTTGAAAATTTGGCTAATGCGAGGCATTGCTTTCTCAATAATAGGATCCTTAAATGGTCTTGGAGCCATTCTATCGGTTCCCTCTTCGAGATATGGAGCATACTTTACTTCAGTAGTAATTGCCGGTTTTATTGTTACAGTATTGCCTATTCGCTCGGATGCAGATTGCGGCCTCCAACTCATACTCAGGTTTCCGGTTCGCATTGCAGGCGGCTCTCCTGGTGCTGAAGCAGTGTATTTGCTTTTTGAAAATGGCCGTTTATAAACACGGCCGGAACGCTCTCCTCGAAGGACAGTTAAAGCTGAATTCCGGAGCTCGTTGGCTGCACGAAACGCTCTTGATTTGGCCTGATAAGTTATTTCCTCCACAATCTCATTAACAGCGCCCTCTAAATCAATCTTCAAGCTTCAGCCACTCCTTCCAGCGGCATATTTGCAAAAATGCGAGCCAGTCTCTCTGCCAGCTCGTCTCCTATGTCATCGGCCATTTCGCGGATATGGGCTTTCAATATGGCTACCACTTTGTTTTCGTCGGTGGTATCTCCGCTGCCTTCGATCGTAAATTTAGGCTCTGCTTTGACCTCCACCTTGATTGTTATGTTCTGGCCGGCTTTTCCGGTTGCAGAGGCTACCGGGATTTCGTCCGGTTCCTCGCCTACTATTCCGCCGTCTTCGTAGACCCTGACGCCAAGGAGTTCACCGGTCCGCTGCCATAAATCGAGGCCTCGTTGTCTCTTGCTCGGGCTCAATGGGATAATTCCTTCAGCTCCATCCTCGGCCACGATACCCATGTGCGGCTTCGTTATAATTCCGCCCCATGCATGTTCGAGGATGCTGCCTTTGCCCTTGCTGGTCGTCAGGCCGGTTTCCTTTGAACCTTTCTGACCCAGGCCTCCGAGCCAGTCTTTGAAGCTCTGCCACTTGTCGCCAATCCATTCACCGATTCCACCGAGCTTTTCTCCTACCCACTCCCAGGCCTTGGTTGCTCCAGTCTTGATGGGCTCCCAGACTTTCTGTTCAAACCATCCCGACACTCCGGACCAGGCTTCACTTATGGCATTCTTTGCTGCTGTGAACTGATCTCCCAGCCATGCTCCTGCTGTCTGTGCTGCGCTTTTTACCGGCTGCCAGACCGATTCATCAAACCAACCTGAAACAGCTCCCCATGTCTCGCTTACCCAGGTCTTGGCCTCGCTCCATCTTTCGCTTACCCACTGGCCTGCCGCCTGGGCTCCTGTTTTGACCGGTGTCCATATTGACTCTTCAAACCATGTTGAAAAGTCGGACCAGCGCTCGCCTATCCATGTTCTCGCATCGTTCCAGCGGTCGCTTACCCATTGGCCGGCTGCTTGAGCTGCATTGCTTACCGGGTTCCATATCGATTCGTCAAACCACCCGGAGAAATCACTCCATTTGTCTCCGATCCAATCTCTTGCCTCGCTCCATGCTCCTGCTGCGATGTTAATTGCTGAAATACCAACGTCCTTTGTCGGGGTCCATATCGAAGTTTCGAACCATTCACTGAACCCGCTCCACTTGTGACTGATCCAGGATACGGCGTTTGAAGCTCCGGTCTTGATGGAGTCCCATGTGTTACTTGCCCATGTCTTGGTATTTTCCCAGAACTTTGATAAAGCTCCGTCTTTGTCTGTTGCGTCTGATAGGGCTTTGCCGGCTTTATCTCCGGTTAAAAGCGCCGCTGCGCCGCCTATTCCTGCACCGATTAAAGTTCCAAGTCCAGGCATGATTGCAGTACCTATTAAAGCGCCTGTTCCGACCATACCTGCTTTGGTTCCTGCGGTTACATACTCATCTTTAGCAACTTTGTTATTGCCTGCTTTGCTTGCTTTTATTCCCTGATAAACATCAATGCCTGCGCTACCAAGTCCGAGGATCCCGCCTATAATTCCGGCTATCCCTGCGGCGCCTGCAGCTGCAGCTCCACCGGCAGTTGTTGCTCCGCTTCCGAGTGCTACTCCTAACTTGGCCAGGCCTGTTGTTAATGCGCCTCCGGACGCTACGTATGTGCCATTAGCAAGCTTCACAGTATTTATAGCATTTCCTGCCGCTCCCGCGGCGCCCGGTAAAGCAAGAGGCATTCCTCCTCCAGGAAGCTTCGGTATTGTCGCGGGTCCTCCTCCAGGTAAGCTTGGAATGTTGTTTATGATTTTGCCCCCGCTTCCGCCTCCTCCAATCGTTGGGCCATTGATGTAAACTACGGAGGCCGTGACGGCCATAGTGGAAGTTATGAAGCTGTCAGGGACAAGAGGTCCTGTTGCTGCAGGTACTCCATCTTTGCTCCCTTTTCCGAGGAGATTAATTAAACCCTTACCGCCTTTTCCTATCAGCTTGAAAATTCCGAGCTTTTGAAGGGCCAATGCTATTGCGCCGGCCGACAGCCAGGATGTACTACTTGGTTTCTCTCCTCCTGGAAGCAGCGTTCCTGCGTCTTTGAATACGCCCTTTATGGCGTTCAGGATTGCCTCGCCTACCTTCTTGCCGTCAAATCCCCGTGTAAAACCTTCAGCGAATGAAGCGCCTATGCTGGTTCCGTCCTCTACGGCTCCCCTGGCGTCAATTCCGAGTATGGCCAGCAATCCTGCGGAGAGTGCAGTTCCTATTCCTTCGCCGATTTTGCTGGCTTTGTCTGCAAGCCAGGCCTTACCGGTTGAATTCCACCACTCGTTGAATGGCTGCGCTATGATCTTATCCCAGGCTATCTTCAGCTTTTCTCCGAAGTTCTTGGCGTCTTTCCATTCCTGGGAGTTAACCATGCGCTGTATGCTATTTCTCAAGGCATCCACTCTGGCCATTACCCACTTGGAGATATTTGCTCCGGCTTTCTTCCAGGCCTCTCCCCATTGAGCGATGATATCCTGGTTCTCGTCTATCCAGGTGGTGATCTTTTCAAGTCCTGGCTTTACGCCTTCCCACAAGCCTTGTCCCCATGGCCTCAAGAGTGAGTTTTGGAGAGTGTCTTTAAGGGTTGAGATCATACCTTTGGCCGTCCTGGATTGGTTGTCCATCATTCCGCCGAAGCGCTTATCCATGCCTCGTAACAATGCATCGATAACTTTTGCCGCTTCTATGCTCTCTTTACCGATGTTCGCTATCTGCTCTCCGGTGAGGCCGAGCTCTTCCTGCAGGATCTGGTTAGCCGGCACACCGAGTTCCTGGAGCTGCAAGAGCTCTTCTGTCTGCGCTCGCCCTTTAGCCTGCATCTGGCCGAGGGCCCTGGTGATTCTGTCTATTCCTTCGGAGCCGGCTCCCAGGCCGCTGGCCGTATCGCCTATGGTTTTCAGCATATCCAGCACCTTATCCGCTTCAAATCCGAAGGCCATTAGCAGCTTACTGCTGTTGATCAGTTCCGGAAATTCAAACGGCGTTTTGTTCGCAAACTCTGACGCTTCCTTCAGGAAATGCTGGGCCTTCTCGGCGCTTTTTAGCATAGTTTCAAATGCTATCTGTGTCTGCTCAAAATCCGCGGCTATATCCATCGGCTTGTAAATGCCGGCAAAAGCGCCAGTCGCACCGAGTATGGCTCCCTGGATAGAAGTCGCAAAGTTCCATAGGCTTCTTAATGGTGCCGTAGCCAGGTCGATTACTTTCATCGTAAAGCTGAACGTCTTACCCGCTATGCTGCGCGCTTTTGATGAAACTTTACCGACAATGCTTGATGCTCTATCCAGCGCATCAAGAACGATCTGGTATTTTGTTTTATTCATCTGCTCCAGCCGTTCCTGGGTTCTTTGACTTGCTTTATCAAAGGCATTCAGCTTATTTTTAGCCTGGGACACTCCGGGATCTGTATTATCCTTGATGTTTATCGGTATCTCAATTCTAAAAGTCTCAGCCATTCTCTTATCCTCCTTTCTGCAGTATTTTTCAATTGAATGATCATTTGGAGGGAGGAGCTCTGACACAATAAAGGAAACAGCAGGCTAATGCACTTATAATGCCTTTTCCCTTTAACTTTCCGCTTTTCAAGTTATCCCTCCTTTCTGCTTATAGCTTCCCGGACTATTCCTCCGAACTGTTTTCTGGCCTCATTTCAGTCAAGCAAAAGTCCAGAATGTCGCATATGCGCTTTAGTGCAGCGGTTATGTATTCTTCGTTCAAGGGGCTGCCTATCTGAATACTATTAACCAGCTTTTTGGTTTCTTTCAGCTTGTCCATGGCCGTCTCATGTGGTGCCTTTTCAGCTGCCTTTCTTGCTGCAGCTATCCTTTCCTCTTGCTGCCGCTGTAGCTCCCGGCGCTGTTTTTGCTTTTCGATGTACTTAGCTCTTTCCTCATTTCTAAACTCTGCAGTAGGATAAAACATTATTTTCACCCCCTTCCAAATTCTTCAGTTAATTTTTTTGTAATTGCCTCCTGGAGTTTAGCTTTTAGAAAAGCCGGACTTTCCTCTTCAGGGAGCAACTCAATCCCGCCGATACCATATAAAATTACCGTCAGGTCCTTTACGCCCCTGTCTATGTCCTTATATACGGTCCTTCGGTCAATGTTAAATAATTTTGTCAACTGTTTATCCGTCAAAGGACAGCTTGAAAAATAGTAATATAACATTACATTGTATATTCTCGCCTTTTCTTCTCTTATGGCTAAGCTCTTATATTTCTGCATTGCCTCCACAAGGATTTCCCTCTCTTCGGGGCTTGATTTTTTATATTTAAATCGATTCAAAGCTCGCCTGACAGCTTTATAACGATTCTTTATAGCCAGTATTGAACAATCTTCAAGCTCAATGAATTCTTGGACATTAACCTCCATGATCCCCCTCCTTTTTCTTATATAGGTTCAAGCCCGCTATCCCCCAATAGAACTATTAATTTTTCCGGATCAAGGTAGCTTGGCTGTTTATTGTTCCAGTTATAGGCCTTTCTTAATTCTCTTATAGCCTTTGAGCGTCGTAATTGGTTAAAAGCAGCATCTCTCGCTGAAATAACTGATCCGCGTTCCCATCCTAACTCCTGGGCAAGTGTCTCTATTGTCTTTTCATAATAGAAAATGCCATATATCACACACTGCTCCCGGGAAGGAAGCCTTTCTATTTCTTGTCTGACTATTATTTGCATATCATTTAGTTCACAATAGCTGTATGTATCTGCAGTAGGATCCTCTATCGTATCTCCCAAAGTAAACGATTCATCATCTGACAATGGTGTCTCAAGGGAAATAGTTTCTACCTGTTTTTTTCTGAACCCTAACTCCTCAAGACAAACATTTTGCACGCAATATCCCAAATATGAGGTAAATTTTAAGCCTTTTTCAGGTGTAAAATATTTCACCGCTTCTAAAACAACAAAATAGCCGCACTGCAGCAAATCATCTGGTTCCACTAAACTTTTTTTGCATAGGGGGAAATAGTGTTGTATTAGCTTGTATAGTAGAGGTCTTACCGCCAAATATAATTTATTCAGGCTTTCTATATCTCCCTGGGTGGCCATGGTTGCCAACTCCTCATTTGTCACTTGAAAAATCCCCCTCTCCGTGATAGAATATTAAAAAACATGTTAATATTTGGCTAAACGGAGCGGGAGCTGTTTATAATGCTCTCGTTTTTATTTTTGTTTGTTAGCAACCATAGTCTTATTTCTCCTTATCTATTGACCGTGAATAGAAATAATAATCTTCTGCTCGTTTGAAGCCTGCAAGCATATCTCTCTTACTTTCTGCTCCCGGCGAGCTGGTCGCTGGTTGCTGGTGATACCCGTCAAAATGCTTGCTATTGATTCCATTCATCGGTCCCTCCTTGTATTCATCATCCCATCTTCCCTCGTTCAGCCAGGTTTTTGGGTTTGGTATATATCTGCCGTTTTCTCTCTGCCATTGCCACGTTGCTTTAGCTCTTCCTATGGCCGTCATGATCTTGTCAAATAGTTCTGTATCAGGCTTGACCTTTTTCCAGGCGTTCCATGCTGCCTTTTTGCCTACCTTCTTTGGGTAAGCAGCCCAGAATTCATCAAACCTTCTTTCAATCAGGGTCTTGGAGGGCTGTTCACAGGTTTCTTTTCCTGCTGCCGTTCCGGCCATTTTTATCTCTTCAACCGTTAGGCTCTCGCCTGGCTCTGTTTCGCATTGATTAGGTTCACAGTCACATTTATTTGTGTTATGTTCTCTATTATCCTGTATTGTATTATTGTGTACTGTATTGTATGGATTTCCGCTGTCGGAAACTTCATTATTAGATAGTTTTCGGTTCGAAAACTCATTAAATATTGGTTTTTCAGGTACAGAAACTGTTCTTTTGGAGTACATCGTTGAAAGATTATCAACGAGAGATTGGCACCAAATAATTCGATGCTGTTCCCAAAGTGGTCCATCAATCTTACCAAGATCAGCAAGAGTATTAAGTATTTCCATCGCTGTCTCTTCATTAACTTTCGTGACTGCAACAAGATACTTCATGTTCATTTTATCTGCACAGCTATAATTATGTCCGTCACTTTTGCAAAGCAGCTCAAGTAACTTGAACCAGAACGCATAGCCGTTATTTCCCCACTTATCTTCAAGGATGAATTTTGTCCGGCTATCCGCAACATAATGCGGAAACCAGTCCGCTGTTTGTTTCCGTGGACGCCCCATTTATTACACCCCCATTTGCTCATCTGCAGGCGTTAAAATGAAAAGATCGTCAAATGAGGCTTCCAACGCTTCACATATTTGTCTGGCTACCCTTGGGGTAACCCGTTTTTGAACTCCTTTTTCTGTTTTGGAAATTGTAGAAAAGTTTATTCCTGAAATTTTGGCCATTTCCCTTAAGCTATATCCTTTACGAAGCCTGGCAGACTGTAGGGCATTAGGCCGAGCAGTAATAATCAACATATTGATTACCTCCTTTTGATAAATATCACTTTCTGTTTACTCAATTATAGTATTCTATCTGTTGATTGTCAATATATTAATATAACATTCTGTTGACTTGTGTTTATTTGTGTGCTATTATTAAGCTGTCAAAAAGCTTTAAAGGAGTATCCTAAAATGAGCGATTTTTCTAATATATTAAGAAGCTTAAGAAATGAAAAAAAATATAGACAAGAAGATATTGCAGAGGTTCTTGGACTTAGTAAACAAGTCATTTCTAATTATGAAAATGGTTTGAGAGAACCTTCTTTTGATATTCTCATAAAACTATCCGAATTCTTTAATGTTTCAACTGATTACTTACTCGGCCGAACCCATTTTAAGAATTCTTCAGAGGAGAAAGCTCTGATTTCTGACTCAGACAGTTCAAATGAAGCTTCAGAATTTTCAATTAAAATTTATCGCAAATTAAAAGCATGTTTGGAAAAGGTACAGTATTTTTACAAAGAGAAAATGGGCCGATATGATGATGAAGGCTGCGGAGAGTTGTTTTTCTGTATATACGAAAAACTCAACAAGGATATAGAACTCTTTGATCATATTTTGGATATACTTTTAAGCTATAGAGATTATTCAGACCGCGATGAAGCGATAAGAGCATTTCTCTTAAGAAACAATAATTCAAAGCTTGATTCAAGAATTGTCGCAGAAATTCTTAGGATTGACCATGAAATTTAATGATATATGTAGTCTACAACATTTCGTTACTATAAATTAAAAAGACCCAGCCATCAATAAAGGCTGGGATTTTAAGAAGGGAGGAGAAGCTATGGCTTCTATAAATGTAAATTGCGCATGTGGCAATCGATTTGTTACAGAAGAGCCCACAGCGGGTTCTGGGTTTACTGTCGAATGCCCTGCTTGCGGTGCTCGGATCCGGATAATGCCTCCAGGAATTTCCCGTAAACAGTTCAAAGCAGCTACAGCCCCATCTGCAGAGGAGCGAGTGGCCGACCGCATAAGAAAGTACGAAACAATATCAGGTATCCTTTGGTTGATAATTGGGGCAGTGCAGCTGGCCCTTGTGTGGACTGCAGCTGCCGGTGTATGGAATATCATCAATGCGATTATGAGGCTGCGATCTGTAAAGAGCATATACGCTGGCAATCCTGCGATCGTGCCCTGGTATGACAGCCGGCGCAATTGGTTAATTGCTTTCGCAATCGTTAACCTTGTCCTGGGAGGTGTGATTGGTGTCTTCCTGGTCGCATTCGATTGGTGGATGAGAGACTATGTTTTGAGGAATAGGGCAGTATTTGAAGGGTCCCCCTCTCAATCGGCTTGATTAGAATTGACGTGATGATATGCTACTGACTTTTTCGGAAAGGAGGCGGTTTGTTGCCGGTTTACAAAGATGAAGAGAGAAAAACGTGGTATGTCTGGTTCCGCTACAAAGACTGGGCCGGTGTTGTGCGTCAGCACAAGAAGAGAGGCTTTCAGAAGAGATCTGAAGCTGTCCAGTACGAGCGAGACTTTCTAAAAAAGCAAAGCGGCAGCTGTGATATGAGCTTCGGCTCTATGGTGGAGCTATACATGGAAGATTGTAAATCGCGGCTCCGCTCCACGACATACGAAAGTAAGAAGTACCTCATTGAGTCAAAAATACTTCCAACTTTTAAAGATTTACCTGTCAATGCTATAACAGCTGCTACGGTGCGCAAATGGCAGAATGAGCTCCTGGATGATGATGCCGAGTATTCTCCAACATACCTTAAAACGATAAATAACCAGTTGTCAGCCATTTTCAATTTTGCCAAGCGCTATTATGGATTGAGTACCAATCCCGCAGCTGTCGCAGGATCCATCGGTAAAAAGAACGCCGAGGCTATGCAGTTCTGGACAAAAGATGAATTCCAGCTTTTTATTGAAGCTGTTTCAGATAAGCCTGCGTCATATGCTATTTTTAACACCTTATTCTGGACCGGTATGCGCTCCGGAGAGCTCCTGGCCCTTACTCTGAATGATATAAATTTCGAAGCTAAAACGATAAGCATAACAAAGAGCTACGCCAGGATCAGCGGAGAAGATGTGATCTCTCCTCCAAAAACTCCAAAGAGCCGCCGGGTAATAACTGTGCCGGATTTTCTCCTGGATATCCTGAAGGATTACGCCGGCCGCCTGGTGGACTACGAGCCTTCGGACCGCCTTTTTGAATATACAAAGCACTACCTTCAAAGCGAAATGGACCGCGGGTGCAAGAAATCAGGGGTAAAAAAGATACGTGTTCATGACATCCGCCATTCCCACGCATCGTTATTGATTGAACTGGGTTTTTCTCCGCTGCTTATATCAGAGCGTCTTGGCCATGAGAATGTGGAGACCACTCTGGAAATATACGCCCATTTATACCCCAATAAGCACGGGGAAGTTTCCAGTAAACTGAACGAACTATTTACCCCTAAAATTTTCCAAAAAACAGAAAATCCGGGTATTTCAGAATAA